AAAAACCGGGGTGGAAAGAATGAAAAACAAAAAAAATAGTTTGCCTCCTACAAACTTTATTAAGCAGGTTTTGAACGATATTACAACAGCAGAAAAAGAAATTAAGTGTAAGGAGAAAGAATTTTATAAGGAGTGGACTAAATGGGGGAGGCCAAAACAGGATTAATTGATTTTTTATATAAAGACTTATCCAGAATAGAGTCACTATTTGCTCAATTATTTCATGGTTCGTTAAAAGAAATAGCCGCTACAGAAAGCTTTGGTACTTCTTCTTCCAATACTTTTAAAGCTGGATTACATGCTGTAGAGGGTAGCAAAACATCAGAAAAACAAAAAATAGATACCTTAGAGAAACGTATTGATCCTCATGACCAAAAAATTTTAGATATTCTTAAATACCTAAACTTACCTCAAGTTAGCTATAACCTTCCCTCAAACCCTATAGGACAAATATTTTTAATCAAAGGAAACATCAATATTAGGGATTATCAAACCATCAAGAATGCCATTCCAATAATCTTATCTTCATTTACAATTCCAAATAGTAATAAAGTCAAACTATCCAAAAAAGAACTAAATGAACAGAAAAAATTTGTCGAATCATTGTTTAAATTGGTACCAATGGGATTAGAATTGGAAATTAAAATGGAGGATAATACAACCCTAATTGGCTTTTTAAAAGAGCAATTCCTAACTGAAAGTCCAAACGATTTATTAAAGATTTATGGGAACGAACTTCCCGGGCAATGGTATTGTTTAGGCATAGTTGATTCCATTAAGCAGCTTAAAAGTGCCACCAATGTATCTAATTTAAGACAGTCTATTGATGAATTTGCTATAGCAATAAAAGAAATTTACGATCAGGAAACTATTGACTATGCAATCACCCCTATTCTAGTTTTTAGAGATTTGACGTACTAAATAACTTTATAACTTTAAACAGGATAAATATGTTGGTAGTGAGGCAACTTGCATATGTATGAAACCCTAGCTCGTGAGGCTGAAAATGAATGCATTGAAGTTATTGAAATTTCATTTAAAGGAAAAATCAAAGGACTTTATTATAATAGGGTAATTGCCATTAATAAACACATAGAAACAACTGCAGAAAAAACCTGTATTCTGGCCGAAGAACTCGGCCATTATTACACTACTGCTGGTAACATCCTGGACCAGAAACAGTTGACCAATCGCAAACTTGAGCGCCGTGCAAGAGCCTGGGCCTACAGGAGGCTTGTTCCGCTGGACAAGCTAGTTGAAGCATATAAAGATGGTATTAAAAACCGTTTTGAGTTAGCAGAATATTTGCAAGTTACAGAGAAATTTCTAGATGAAGCATTAAAATATTACAAAGAAAAATACGGCATGTATTACCGTCTAGGAAAATACTGGATTTGCTTCGAACCATTAGGAATTTTAGAAAACTTAGAAAACATTGATAATTTTTTTTAACCATGCATACGAACATCAGTTCTGGTTTGGGGAGGGGAAAATCATGTTTAAAGCTGCAGCATACGCAAGATATTCTAGTGACAATCAGCGAGAGGAAAGTATTGAAGCCCAGCTTCGGGCTATAAAAGAGTATTGTAATCGAAATAATATGCAAATAGTAAAAATATATACCGATGAAGCCAAATCAGCCACAACGGATGACAGGCCTGGTTTTCTTCAAATGATACGAGACAGCGCATTGGGCCTGTTTGACGTTGTGATTGTGCATAAACTAGATCGGTTTTCTCGGGATAGATATGATTCAGCCTTCTACAAAAGGCAGCTCAAAAAGAATAGCGTGCGTCTCATATCGGTTCTTGAACACCTTGATGACAGTCCAGAAAGCATCATTCTGGAATCTGTCTTGGAAGGTATGGCCGAATATTACAGCCGCAACCTTGCGCGGGAAGTCATGAAAGGCATGAAGGAAACAGCCCTACAATGCAAACATACTGGTGGAAGGCCACCGCTGGGATACGATGTCGGACCTGATAAAAGATATGTTATAAACGAATATGAAGCGGAAGCGGTCCGCCTGATTTTTAATATGTATGCTGATGGCCATGGTTATGGAGACATTATAAATGCGCTTAATGCCAAAGGTTATAAGACGAAAGCCGGTAATACTTTTGGCAAAAATAGCATTCATGACTTGCTTTTGAATGAAAAATATATAGGCGTGTTTGTATTTAATAAAGCCGCCAAAATGTATAACGGAAAAAGAAACAGCCATAGGTTAAAACCTGATGATGAAATTGTCCGTATTCCGGGTGGATGCCCGGCTATTATTTCAAAAGATTTATGGGAAAGGGTGCAAGCAAGATTGAAAGCGAATAAAAGGGCCTCTGGTGCCTATTCTGCGAAGATTGTTTATTTGTTATCTGGCAGGATCTTCTGTGGTAAATGTGGAGCGGCAATGGTAGGAAATCGGGCAAAGATGGGAAGAAATAAAACCGAATATGCCTATTATGGTTGCAGCACTAGAAAAACTAAAAAAACATGCGATATGAAGCCTATTAATAAGGCATTTATCGAAGAGAAAGTCCTTGATGCGCTATATGAAAATCTTTTTGCTGATCATGTTATCGACTTGGCCACTGGTATGATTTATAATCATGCAGCCTCTAAAAGCTCGGAAATCCCAAAACAAATAGCTGCTATTGAAAAGCAACTGGCAGCAGTGGAAATTGAAATTAAAAATATTGTTAATGCGATTGCTGCTGGTATGTTCCACGAGTCCATGAAAGAAAAAATGGACGAGCTGGAAGCCTCGAGGTCTGCTCTGCGTATTCGACTGGAAGAGGCAAAGCTCCAGCAGCAGACTCATTCACTTACCCGGGAGCAAATACGCTCATTTTTAGCTCGATACAGAAATATTAAAGAAATGCCCCCTGAAGAACAGAAAAAAGCTATTCAGGTATTCGTGGAACGTGTTACTGTATATGATGACCGCATTGACATGGATATCTTAACCATTCCTAATAATACCTCCGGTGAAAAGAAAAACAAAAAAACCGCCAGTCGGCCCACTGGCGGTTATGGTGAAACTAATCAGGAAAGCAGTTCCAGCCCTCTTGGTAGTAGTTTGGACTTGTTGGTGGAGGCGAACCGAGACCCTTCAAGTCCAAACTGTCAGCAGCCATTCAAAATGCTGATATCCATTCCGATCATTGGATATCGTCACAGATAATAAAAATTGCCCCGCCTTGGTTAATATCCGGAGCGGGGCTTTCTATTATGTTAATTGCCTAAAGTCCTTATTCTGTTTTACTGCTTGCTCTATCTTAGTCTTAATCCACAGGTCAAGATCTCCATATATCTCTATTAAGATTTCCCTTGCCTCTGCACTTAATAATTGTAGTGTTATATCCTTTGCCCTGTTGAAGGCTTCTTGCTGGGCTTCCTTTGTGAATTGCCCTTTTTTCTTAAGGTCATCAACATATGTCTGGAATAATGTTTCTACGGCTTGGAATACGATCTCGTTAGCTTCCTCAATATAGAACCTGATAGTCTGATTTTCTATGTTGGCTGTTACCTCTGCCGCCTTCTTTCTCAAATAGGCTATTAAATATCCTGAAACTGCTACCAAAAGAGGTAGCACCACCGCTGTCATTATGGTATTGAATAATTCATTATTCATAGTTCTCCTCCTTATCCTACGACCTCAACATCGCTTGTATTTACCCAGCTCACAATCTCTTTAAGCAGGACCCTTCCGTCACCGATTTGCTGGACCGTATAAGTATTTCCTTTGACCCAGTTGGGTATTGTCTGGCCTGTACTGTATTTTGTTGCCGTGCTTTTAACCTTTACTTTGGCTCCTACTTTTAAGATAGGAACAGGATTTGTTATCGTAGCATTTCCCGCAGGTGTTCCAGCTTCAGTCGTTATAAAGCAATTGAAGCCATCGCCTTTAAGTTTTTTGGCCATGGCTTCGGCATTTGCCTTTTGGCTATATGCTCCTACCTGAACCTTATAAAGTCCTCCGGCTATAACTATGTAAGTATCATATCCTTTGGACTTTAATTTTGCCGCCTGCGCATCTGCGTTAGCCCTAATTGAGTAAGCACCTACTTGCACTCTATAAAGAGTTGTAGGTTTCGATTCTAGCT